GGGAAACAATAAAAATTTAAACTACTCATTAGTTATCCTTTCCATTAGTTGCGTTCCACGTAGCAAACTGATCCTTAATCATACTTAACAATTGAGTGAATTTAGTGTCAGCAATTGGAGTAGTATGTGTATTTCTAACTTCATTCCCCAACTTTAAAACTAATTTATTATCTTCCAGTTCAATTGTAATGGATTTAATATCAACTGGCTTAATTGGAGGAACTGTAGGGTGAGGGTCAGAGCCCATTACAACACTCGAAGAAGACTCTAAAGTATTAGCTGCAACCATTTCTGTTTTAGTTTCAACAGCTTCAGTCCTGTGTGTAAAAATATCACCAGCTTCAGTAAGACCTTTTTTTTGACCTACTATGTATAACATCTCGATCAAAGTATTTATTTTTGCCGTTATTTCTTTTTTTTCCATTGTTACCATCCTTTGTTTATCCCATATTAATATAATATATCCCATCACAAAGCAAGAGTTATTTACAAAGAGTTTTAAAAAGTATAGGGTGACTGATGTCTTATTTATTAACTATTATTATGTGTTCCGGGTTAGCTAATCAGTGCCTGCAGCCCTTCACATTTCCAACACAATACACCGATTCTTACACATGTATGGTAGCTGGATACGAAAAAGCCAGGGACAAAACCATAGAAATAGGGCGTGAAGAGGTAAATAAGCACCAAATATACATCAAATTTGACTGTACTCTCGTCATAGTTCCCCCAGAAAAGCCTGAAATAAAACCTAAGGTTGAGACTTGACAGGACTAGATAAAAATGCATATAATGTTCCTATGAAAGCTTATCGGTTTAAATGCTGGTATAATGAGCTTTATTGTGATTACACCGTAAACGCAACGAATGATGATCATGCCCAGCAAGTTATGGCCGATGCTGTAAATAATGGCGACGTTATCTTTAAGGATGGTGGCGGATTTAGAGATCACAGAGTGCTGTTTATAACTTTTGAGGAGACGAAGAGCAATGAGCCTACACGAGTTAGTACAGGAGAAACTAAAGTTGGAACATCAGTGGGCCAACCAAGCGTTACAACAGAAAAAAGTAACTCCTGACATGAGATGGATAGACATTAAAGTTAAAGATCTTAAAACTAAGATTAACGATCAATGTGTGACAGATGCTAAAGAAGAATTGATTGTTGAAAGTAATAAAATAGAAACTTAAATTTATCTATCTATAAATATTCCAGGAAGTTCAACTTCCTTATAGAGAACTTTTCCGTTAATTTTTTGTTCAACGAAAGAATCACATATCGCACAAGTAAATATTGTAGGTTTTCTAGTTTTGTTGAAGTGAGTGTACTCTGTGCACTTGGGGCACTTGCCCATATTTAATATTTCTTTAACAATTAAAGTCATCCGTTTGTCCCCAGTTCTTTCCTACAGCTATATCTACTTTTGAAGGAACTTTCAACTCAGGTATACAAACTTCCATTATTTCTCTAATTTCTTTACATGCTGGCTCTAATCTTTCATAGGGAATACTAAAACAAAGTTCATCATGTATTTGAATCAAAGGATAATAATTCTTTTTTGCACAATTAATCATTGCTTGTTTTACTTGATCTGCAGCTGATCCTTGAATTAATCTATTTAAAGCTTTATAGGTCATAGCTCTTTTAATACTATTCTTACCATATTTATTTACTGCATCTTCAAAATTTGTAGCTTTATGTATTCCAAAGGAACTTGGTTCCCAACTATCAAATCTACATTTCCTGCCTTTAAGAGTCCAGATAGCACCATTTTTATTAGCTGAATCAGATGCTTTGTTAGCTAATTGTTTAACAAAAGGAACTCGTTTATTATATTCTTGTAAAATTTGTTCAGCTTGCTGCTTATCTATACCAAGTTCTCTAGATAATTTATTTTTACCCATACCATAAAAAATTCCTAAATTAATTGTTTTAGCTTGAGATCTCGGAATGCCTGCCATGTCAGCTACAGTTTGATGAAAGTCTGTATTTTCATTATGATACGCTTCTACTAAATCTTCAGATCCTTCAAACCCTATACTTGATGCATAGTGAACTACCAGTCGTGGCTCTTGCTGAGAGTAATCAAATGATCCCCATCGACAATTTTTATCTGGTAAAAATAAAGATCGGATCCTGGGTCCGAGTTCCTTGTTCCTAGCTGGAATTTGCTGTAAATTCGGATGAGCATAAGAGAGCCTACCGGAAACGGTTCCCCCTGCATCACCCTTTAACTGATTTATTTCCGCATGTACCCTCCCATTATGTTCAAATTTAAAAATTGAATCGATGAAAGTAGAGTGAAATTTATTCACTTCTCTAGCTTCACGAATCAAACCAGCTATAGGTTCCTCACAATTAGTAAGCCAATTCTGAGTAAAAGATGGTTCTTTAGCCTTTTCTGTTAAAGGATAAGATATCTTCAACTTATCAAAAGCTTTTGCAATTGATCTAGCTGCCCATATATCTACTTCCATACCCGCAGCTTTTTTAATTTTCAATAGCGCTTTCTTTTCTTTTTCTAAAAATTCTTTTTTAAGATTATTAGCACCTTCTAAATCAACTCTTACTCCCTTAGCTCTCATTTGAATTAAAATAGGAAGTAACTCCATTTCCATTTCCCAAACATCAGTTAAGTCTTGTTTAGTAATGTCAGTTTTAAATCTTTGCCAAAGTTTATATGTTAGTATTGCGTCTTGCTCTGCATAAGGTCCTACAAATTTAGCTGGTAGCTTATACATTTCTCCTTTAGCATCTATTCCCCAATCTTCAGCTGCTTCTCTTAATCCTGCTTCAGATTTCAACTCAGACAGGTAATCCACAGATAAAGCGTTTAAGCTGTACGTACGACGGTTTTCATCAATTAGGGCTGCTGCTACCATAGTATCGGCGATCTGGCCGTATACGACCACCCCATGGGCTCTTAACCACCCAATATCGTATGCAGCATTGTGAAATATCTTTATTGCTTTAGATCTACAAATATCTTGAACCCAGTTTAGAACCATTCTAACATCCATATTAGAGCCAGCTTCATGAGCAATTGGATAATATCCTTTAAAATCAGCAGTAGCTACAGATATCCCTATTACATTACCATTCATAGTAGGCCAGCCAGGTCCTTTTATTTTGATATCAGGATCTTTAGTTTCTAAGTCAATTGCTATTTCAGGAGCATGTCTTAAATCGGGAAAGGTAGTAGGAGTAGTCCAATCCGAATCTTGAAAGGTAAAGTTAATTTGATTTGTCATCTAGTTCCATACCTAATTTTGCGTAGTGAATAATTTTATTATATCTTTGCTTGTTAGTTTCCCCAGGCTTTTTTCGAGTGGCGTATTTAACTATATTAGAATCAATTGTATTTAATTTATTTTTCATGCAGTAGACAACTGGTTGGATAGCATGTTGAACATAATGCTTTCCTCCCTCTTGATACTCTAAAGCTTTTTTCTTAGACTCCACACATCCCTTCACATTCGTTATTAAATAGATCTAATTGGTCCTCTGATTTCTTTTTCTTTTTTAATAATTCATTGAAGTCTATATCTCTTAAAGGGATACCTTTTCTGTGTAAATATCTTTTTATATTAGGATCTCTGGCTGAATTTCTTATCATATCATCTAACTGGCAGGCTTCCTCAAATTCTTCAGGAGTGTCTGTTTTAATTTCATTCCAAAGAGTATTATCATGATAAGGACAACCAATACAAGAACTTTTTGCTGGAGTCCTATAATTTTTTCCTTTGTACCAATCTAAACAAGATTGCCTAGACATTTTGTGATCAATTAAAGGCCAAGTATTTTTTACCCATTTTTCTCTAGAGGGTTTCATTCTCATTGCTTCATCAGTAGATATTCCTACCCAGACTTCTACCCACATGTCTCGTGGAAATCTTTGTCTATCTTTTAATCCTATTAAATGTCTTATCTTTCTATTGATCGGAGTTATTTTATAATTTCTAGTGCATTGACGAGGGCCAATACCAATTTTATTTGTTTTAGTATTACGTGCAAAAAAAGGAATATGTAGAAATCCTTTTTCTTTTTGAACTTCGTCAATCATATCTTGTTTAATGCTGCCTGATTTTAAATGATTCTTTGTAATAATTACAGGGAAATCTAACTGAGATTTTAACCACTCTAAATGATCATATACTTTGCGCGGCTCCCAACCGGTGTCCGCAAAAATAGCATAATCTGGCTTGTGGCCAAAAGCCCCTTCATTAGCCATGAGTGCCATAGTGGAAGATTGCACTCCTGCTCCCAGTGATAGAATCCTAAGTTTAGGTTCTCCCGAATAATCCCAATCGCCTTTAGCCACTACCATAAACGTCCCTTATAAACTGATTATATAATCTTGCCAATGGAAAAAAGTATTCATGGTTGGTTCTAAGCAAATGTAAGGTTTCTCTCGCTCTGGTAATACCCACATACCATACTCTAGCTTCAGAACTTCTAGCGAGTCCCACCTTATGCCCAAAATGTGCTGGCCAATTAGCTTTTTCATAAACACAAACATGATCTGCCTCCCCTCCTTTAATAGAATGAATAGTATCTATAGTCAACCTTGATGCTAAATTCAAATCAATATTATTATCAATAATTTTTTCAAAATATAATTTATCTTTTTCAGGAAAATTTCTATTAAAGACTTGTTGCCATGGTCCAGGCGTTGCTGTGAGTCCAGCAAAAGTTCGAAGGAACTCTAAGTTAAGATGACCGGAGTCTTCAATATTCATCCATCTTTTGCTTTCAATGGATCTCCAACCAAATGCGATCTCATTAACATATGAATACACTATACCAGCTTCTTCCTTATTTACAACACCTTTATTCATTAGCTTATTCCAACTCTTTACAGCCTTCCATTTATTAATATCAAAAGATGTTTTACCTTTTGTGTTCTGAAAAAATAAACCATGGGCTCTAGCTAATTCTTCTAATTCCCTTACAATTTCTTGAGTTCTACCAAGCAATAACCAGTTCCCGTCCGATTGCTCTATAACTTCAGACAAATCCTTAAATTTAGAATATGTTTGAACATATCCTTTTTTAGGAGAAGGTAAAAATTTTTTAGGAACTCTCGGTTTAATCATGTCGGCTATGTAAGAACTAAAATCATGTACTACTTGGGGTATACGATGAGATTGAGTTAGTATATAATCTCGCCCTGGAAAATCTATATAATTAGTAACATCTGCCCCGTTCCATTCAAAAATAGCTTGGTCATCATCTCCTGCTATATAAACTCTTTCCGATTTCATAGCTAATTTAAAAATCATCTTCCATTGTAAAGGAGTAAGGTCTTGAGCTTCGTCAATAATTAAAATTTTTAAAGTAGGGGCTTCTTCTTTTTCAATAAAATGTGTAATCATGTCAGTAAAATCAACTCTATGATTTTGTTTAAATAATTCATACTGTTCACAAATTAATTTATATCTTGGAAGAGTTGCACGTTTATAGACTTCTTCTACAAACTGCTGCTCAGGAGAAACTAGTCTGTTTCTAGATTTATCATAAACCCTGAGGGACCAGTCATTAAAAACTTTCATACCATCATGATTTTCATATGCAGGTCTAGGCATTCCTAAATTTTCTGCAAATTCTATCATATCTACTTCAGGATCAATCACTGGTAATTGCTTTCTAAATTTTCTACAAAAACTATGTATTGTCCTAAAGTTAGAAAGATCTTCTTCATTACACTCAGGAAATTTCTTATTAGCTCTGTTTCTAGCTTCATCCACAGCTTTATTAGTAAAAGATAAATAGGCTACTTCTCTAGGTAATACACCTTTGTTGAACCATTTATCTAATCTATCTAAAAGAGTTGTTGTTTTTCCTGTTCCCGGAGGACCAAAAATCTTAATCGTCTTTTTTCTCAAAAGGTGCCTGTCGGCGCTTGAATACAATGTTACTCCTTTCTATCACTGGCTCGTCCACTTTCCGACATAACCAGACGTATTTTAATTTAAGCTTATCATAATAATCATGTTTGGTGCATCCATTCTTTTTAAGCATACTAATAATTTCAAACTTCTTGGCTGCCTTATCTGATTTCTTAATAAATCTTTCAAACGTACGATATTTAAATACAATTAAACCTTCGTGTAGATACCACATTTCAGCTTCTACTTGAGATGCATTGTCTGCCTGTTGTGTTTCTTGAGTAAACTGAATCATTGTATCTTTAAACTCTTCTTCTGCTTCATTACTTTCGTCATAACCTTCAATAGGTTGTTGCATAGTTTTAAGTTTATTTAAAAATACTCTATAATCTTTGTCTTTTACTTTTTGCCATACAATATCTGCCTGATCAAATAATTGTTCTGATAATAACTGCTGTTGATTAAGTTGTTTTCCAGTAAGTTCTACAGTTTTTTTGTCTATAGTTAAAAAATAAATAGGAGGTTTTGTTTTTAAAACTTGAAAAGAATCCATAGTAGGCATGTAATCTATACTATCAATTCCATATTTTAATGTTTTACAAATAGCAGAGTTACAATGATTTTTTAATGGCGCATCATTACATTTATATTGATATTCTTTTTTTTCATATTGAGAAATTAAAGCTTGGACTTCTCTGTCGGCTAAAGGTTGAGTAAAACCTTCATTTCTTTCCCATACTTCTTTTTGCCATCCTTCTGGATTTCTTTTTTTAGCTAATGTAGCAAAGCCTGTTAATGCATTATTTCTAAATCCATCAGCACAGCCATTTCTAATTAATGCTTGAAGACAAGGGGGAAATTGATCAAACTCTCCTTCAAGAGGAAATCCATCTGATTCTATTTTGATAGATCTAAAGGCAGAGCCGGATATTCTATATTTTTCCACCCAACTAAAAAATTCATTAATAGGTATTCCCATACCATTGTCGTGAATTGCATGCCTAGTAGTTCTTGCTGCTTGTTGATAAGGAATATTTAACCAATTTCCTAAATCATTTTTATGTACCATTATCTTTCTTTGTTTAGGAAAAATTTCACATCCTGATAATCCTAAATC